CCTAAGAAGACGCCTCCTAAGAAGACGCCTCCAAAAAGGACGCCTCCAAAAAGGACGCCTCCCAAGAAGCCTTCTCCTCCTAAGAGACCGCCATTTAGTATCTTTGACAGAATTCCTAGTTCTGGGCCTACAGGGTACTCTGTATAGCCCATGGACTCAGTCGCACTCGCGTCTTACATCTATAAAAAATTGAATCAATATGAGGAAGGTCATATTGATTATGTAACCTCTGGCAACATAAAAAACATGGAGGACTACAAATTTGTCATGGGCGAATTATCAATGCTTCGCGTCCTACGACAAGATTTAAAAGAAGCGTTGCATATACAGGGAGATGACATCGATGAGTGAGCCGCAATTGGACGCCGTCGCAAAACCATCCGTAATGGATGCATACGTTAACGAAAAAGAACGGGTCTTGGACCCCACCGTGTTAGATAAATCTTTAATTGAGCGAATGCCTGACCCGTCTGGTTGGAGACTTTTGGTCCTACCATACAAGGGGAGAGGCGTTACAGATGGTGGTATACATCTTCTTGATTCCACTTTGGATAAAGAAAACTTAGCCACATCAGTATGTTACGTGTTAAAGGTTGGGCCATTAGCTTATCAAGACGAAACAAAATTTGATGGCCAGCCGTGGTGTAAGGAAGGTGACTGGGTGCTGATTGGAAGGTACGCAGGGGCTCGATTTGCATTAGAAGACGATCACGAAGTCAGAATTATCAATGACGATGAAGTGATTGGCGTAATACTCAATCCAGACGATATCAAATCTGCATAGGTGACCCATGGCTGAAGAAACATTGACTGAGGCATTAGCTAATCTTAATGATGAAAACATTGAGAAAGCATCATTGCCAGAGCATAGAAGAGTTGAAGAAGACGTATCTGAAGATGTTGCAATCATCGATCTTGATGATAGTGACATTGAAGACGTTGATCCGATTACAGAAGACGTTGTTCAAGAAGACTTTGAACCTAAACCTGTACCAGAAGATGAAGAAGTATCTGAGGTAGAGAGAAGGACAAGGACAAGCCAAGACAGGATCAATAAAGCAGTTGCTCAAGCAAAAGAGTTTCAACGAAGAGAGTTACAAGCTCTTCAGTATGTGAAAGAGCTGCATGATCAAAACCAACAGCTATCTAGTCAGCTGCTTGAATCCCAAACATCTTCTTCTCATGAAAATATTAAGATTCAAGAAGGCTACAAAAATGAGTTTGAGAATCGAGTAGATACTCAGGCTCAAGCCGCAAAGCATGCATTAAAAGTTGCTTATGAGTCAGGCGATACAGAGAAGATGGCAGATGCCCAGCAATTACTTGCACAGGCAGAAGCTGATCGAGCATCTCTCAATAAATACAAGCAAGACCTTGAGGATTACAAGGCTCAATATCAAGCTTGGGAAGAAAGCCAACAGGCTAATCAAGAGGCTGTTGCTGAACAGCAACAACAATATGTTCAGCCAGAGAATCAGTACGAGCAGCCTGTTTACCGAGAACCCTCTGTAAAGGCCCAAAAGTGGGCGGAAGAGAATGATTGGTTTGGTTCAGATGTTGAAATGACTGATGAGGTAATGAAGGTTCATGAAGCTTTAGCTTATGACCGTAAGATTGACTTAGAATCAGATGAATACTATTCTGAACTTAACAGACAAATGAGGCAAAAATTTCCTCATAAGTTTGGCATCGTGGGAGACGAAAACGCCGTCCAAAAAGTAGTCTCTGGATCACGCACAACAGGAACCGGACGCAATCAAAACAATCGTAGGATTGAATTAAGCCCTACTGAACAGCAGCTTGCTAGACGGCTTGGGGTTCCATTCAAGGAATACGCAAAACAAAAAATGAGGTTACAGAGATCATGAGCGAAGAAACAGGAAAGGGTTCTAACAGAACACCTAGAAATGCTTCTTCACGGTCTACACAGGCCGCAAGAAAACCATGGGCTCCCCCTCAAATTCTGGAAACGCCGCCTGCTCCTCCTGGCGTAAAATACAGGTGGATCAGAACGCATATACGCGGAGAGGACGACAAGACCAACGTCCACATGAGGCTTAGAGAGGGCTTTGAGCCTGTTAAGCCTTCAGAGGTTGAAGGATATGACTTGCCTACCATCGATGATGGGAAGCATGCCGGAACTGTAGGTGTTGGTGGTTTGATTCTTTGTAAGATTCCAGAAGAAACAGCTAATGAGCGTAATGCTCATTTTGAGCGTCAAACCGAAAATCAAATGCGAGCAGTTGATAACGATTTGATGCGCGAGGAAAATCCTGCAATGCCGATGACGAGGGAGAGGAAAACTCAAGTCTCGTTTGGTAAAGGCAGGGCTTAATCTTTTGATTGTGTTTTTAAGGAGGTTCAACGATGGCTAATAAAGATGCCGCGTTCGGCATGGTTCCTTCCAGGATGATAGGCGGTGGCGTCTATACTGGTGGACAAAGTCGATACAGAATCGCCGCAGATTACGGGACCAGTATCTTCCAGGGAGATATGGTTGCACAGGTAACCGGAGGTGGCGTAGAAGTACACGCCGATGGTGGCACTGTCCCAATCGTTGGCGTATTTAATGGTTGTATGTACACAGATCCCACGACAAGTGAGCAAAAGTTCAGCAACTACTACCCTGCAAGTACAAATGCTTCAGACATCATTGCTTTTGTGATTGATGATCCGAATGTTGTATTTGAGATTCAAGCAGACGATATCTTCCCGGTAGCAGACCTGCTTGGAAACTTCGATATTGTGTATACGTCTGCTGGAAGCACTGTCACTGGGATATCCGGTGCAGAACTTGACGTTACAACAGGCGCAGCTACTTCTTCTTTGCCGCTGAAAGCAATTGATATCTCGGGTGATCCTGAGAATTCAGATGTTGCTACAGCGAATACGAACGTATTAGTTGTAATCCAAAACCACATATTTGGCGTTAAAGGCGCTGGATTAGCTTAGGAGCATAACTAATGGCTATTTCAAGAGCACAGTTAGCCAAAGAGCTAGAGCCAGGTCTCAACGCTTTATTTGGTATGGAGTATGCGCGTTACGAAAACGAGCATGCTGAAATCTTTGAAACAGAAGCTTCAGATCGAGCATTTGAAGAAGAAGTCCTGATTGTTGGATTCGGCAATGCTGAAACCAAATCTGAAGGTCAATCTGTTAATTACGATAACGCAAGTGAAGGTTTCACTGCGCGTTATACGCATGAAACAATTGCCTTGGGCTTTGCGCTTACTGAAGAAGCTGTTGAAGATAACCTTTATGACCGCCTTGGCGCTCGTTATACGAAGGCTCTGGCCCGTAGTATGGCGCACACCAAGCAGGTTAAAGCTGCAAATGTATTGAATAATGCATTTAGCGGAAGTTTTACCGGCGGTGATGGTGTTTCTTTGATTAATACTTCTCACCCTTTAGCGGGTGGCGGTACGCTGGCTAATCGTCAAACGACGATGGCTGACCTCAATGAAACATCTTTGGAAAATGCGTTAATCAGCATTAGCACTTTTGTTGATGATCGAAACATGATCTTGGCTCTGCAAGGAACCAAGCTTATTGTTCCGCCTCAACTTCAGTTTATTGCTGATAGGCTCCTAGAGTCACCTGGTCGAGTTGGTACGGCTGATAATGACATCAACGCAGTAAGGAATATGGGTCTGTTGCCGCAAGGTTATTCAGTCAACCATTTCTTGACTGATACTGATGCGTTTTTCATTCTGACTGACGTTCCAGATGGGTTTAAGCATTTTGAACGAACTCCGATTTCAACCTCTATGGAGGGAGATTTCGATACAGGTAACGTGCGCTATAAGGCGCGTGAACGTTATAGTTTCGGCTTTAGCAACCCACGCTGTGTATTCGGTTCGCAAGGAGCTTAATTGTTCCACGTGGAACCGTGAGATTGGGGGCACCTTGTTGCCCCCTTTCTTTTTGTGCGGTATAAATAATTTATTCCTGACAGGCGCATCCCGCGTCTGACACTGGCCAAGACAGGAGATCATAATGGCTAATACAACTTTCAACGGCCCAGTCCGTTCAGAGAATGGGTTTCAACAAATTTCAAAATCATCGAACGGCACCATTACCGTTACCAGCGGTGACAAGATGGCTACGGAAGCCACTGGCGGCGCGGGTATCGAAGGCACCGCTGCTGTATACGTTACGCAGGTAACGCGCTTAAAAAGCGACGTAACAACTAACGTCAACATCGTGAAGACCACGATTATGATTGACCTCACTGGGTTGAAGGACGGTGGCACGGCTGGCGACATCATCGGTAAGGATGGATCTGGCGTTGCATTCATCGGTAAGGTGACTGCAGCCAATCAAGGCAGCGTTTTTGGTGTAACCATGCAGTGTGTGGAAGCCCCAGCAGGTGGAAGCGCCGATATAGACTTGTTCTCAGCAACTGAAGGCACTGGTGTTAATGACACCGCAATTGGTGATTTGACTGAAACTCAAATCATCAACGCTGGAACGCAAGCTGCAGGCACACTAACCGCTGGTGGTGATATTGCAGCTGATCAGTTCTTGTATCTGGTTAGCCAAGGCACGGGTGATGCGACTTATACTGCTGGGCGTCTTCTTATCGAAATCACTGGCTTCGACGTAGCCTCCTAGACAGGAGAAAAATCATGGC